AAATTCGCGCTTTTTCAACTGCTCGATTTCTTCAAGCGCCGCAGCCAGTGCCATCCGGTCTTTCTCCCCAGGAGTCATTTTGGGTTCCTTCGGCTCTCCATCATCCGGCTTGGCGAAGATCGGGCAGTGCTTCTTGATCGTGTTGGGCGCGGCCCATTCCCGTTTTTGTTTCGGCGTCAGACTTTCATGCCACTTGATCACGTCAGCCTTGTGCTTGAGCACGTCGAGCAGATGTGTGACCAACCCCGGATCGATTACCTTGTCCGGCTCATCCATTGCAAAACCGTTCTGCCGCATCAAGCGTTTGAATACGGGTTTACGTCCATCAAGATCAGCTTTGTGGCGCAGCACCTTGATTGCCTCACCAACCGTGAGCCAGAGATCGAGCGTCTTCTGCAGGCTGGTCATGGCGAGACGACCGGCTTCGATGGTCTGGATTTCATCCATCCCAAGCGCGCCCGTTTCAGGGGCGTTGTGGAACCGCTTATCGTAAAGACTGTCGACTGATTGGGGGCGTGGCCTTGTCACAATAAATGCTCCTGTTGTTTGTTTGCAGGTGCATCATTGCATAATCCTTGACATATGTCAAGGATAGGTATTATCATACCGTCAACTGGAGTGTTCCTAGCCGTAGTTGTTCATTTTCCTTTTCAAGCACCGCAATTCTGTCTTTGAGCAATGCCATTTCCGTCCGAAGCAGTTTGTTGGCGATGGGGTCAGGCCCGCGCAACATCTTCAAGATCGTTTGAGCTTCTATCTTCAGCGCCTGATCGTGTGTCAGACCCTCTGCAATCTTTCGCCACTTCAATTGACGGCCTTCGCTAAGAATGCGGAGGATCACAGCATTTTTATCTTTGCCACCGGTCCCTCTGCTGGCTTCGATCAAATGAGATTTGAGTCGCGTGTCGCTACTAGTGCAACCGACATAGAACGGACGATCACCATCGAGTAACTGGTAAACAAAAAAGATGGGGCTCGCACGCTTCTGTTCTGCTCGCTCTCTTTTGGCACTCACGAGTTCAGCCCTTGTGCCGATATAGGTCGGGCCTTATCTTCTCACGCTTGATTCCTGTCACGGCCTCAAACTGTAGTATCCGGTGCGACGGAACACGCCGCCACTTGGCGAATGATTGCACGCTCATGCCAAGCTCACGCGCAAGCGCACGCATCCCGCCAGCCTTCTCAATGGCGATGGTTAAAATTTCGTCTCGCTCCGACACTTTTTGCTTGCCTTTGGCTTGATGTCATGTCTAGGGTAACAGCGTGTCACATCTAGGGTGACACGTCAACAGAGGAGAATGAGGTATGGTTGCGTTATCCAAGTACGAGGAAGCCGCGTCGGCTTTCCTCGAAAAGCATCCGGTCGGGACCATCGTCCCGCCCGACCGGATGGTTAAGTGGGCGCACGATCACGGAAATGGTTTAGCCCCAGATCTGCTGATCGATGATCCCAGCAAACGCCTCAGTGCGTTACGGCGTCATCTTAATCACGGTGGTGCCAGCCGCAATCTCACTGAGGACGAACGCTTCTATCTTGCGATTGAAGATAAGGAGCGCAAGACCCTACTGGTGCAGTCGCTTGTCGATTATACCCGCGAGAAAGCGGATGTGGTGTTCGACAAGTCTATCAACGGAGCAATGAATCCGTTGAAAAAGATGCATCAGCAGATCGATGACCACAAGCTTGAGGAACTCTCTCCCGAAACCCGCGAAGAACTTGAGCAGCGGATTAAGGAGTTGGTCGATGCAGTGGCTCCGTTGCGAACGCTACTCTCGCAACAGAACATCGACCGTCACGCCAAGCGGCTTGAGGCTAAGGGCTACACGGCGAAGCAAGCGCGCGATCTGCTTGAACTGATGCCGCAGTTCTCACGCTTCACGAAACTGCAAAAGGTTATCAATAACTGAGCGTGTGTCTTGGGGGTGATGGCTGGAACCATCACCCCCTCTTTCCAACAATAGGAACAGTGTCATGAAGATGCAGAACGTACCACTAGATCAGATCGTTTGGAACCCCTGGCGTGACGAAGACCTATTCCCAATCAACGATGATCACGTTGCTGGACTACGCGCCTCAATCAAAGAGCATGGATTCTTCGCCAGCGTGAAGGGTCGCCGCCGCAACGGCAAGGTTGAATTAGGCTGTGGTCATGCCCGGTTCGAAGCAGCCCGGAAGGCACGGCTCGATAGCATCCCGATCTTCGTAGACGACATCGATGACGACGAGATGCTACGGCTAATGACCGACGAGAACGCACTGCAATCCGGTAGCACTGCCGGGGCAACCATCAACGAAGTCGCAGCAGTCACGCGGCGATTGATCGAAGTCCTGTTGGCCCCTGATGGTTTAGCCGAGATTCCGGCTAAACAAGCATTTGATGGCAAGCTTGGCTATCAGCAAGCGCGGGGCAGACTTATCGCTCGTCTCCATAACCCTGATAAAGATGCTGGCGTTGGGTGGCACTCAGTCATGCGCTATCTTGGTGGCGGCGACTTAGCGAAGTGCAAACGCAAGAAACAGCAGATAATCGATGCCATATCGACGTTGAAGCAATCAAACCGTTATGACGATCTTGTCGATGAAGCCCTGCGTAAGCATTCGCCGCCGGTCGCAAACAAACCCACTGCCAAGGGCACCGAAGTAGCGAAAGCCAAGCAAGCCACGCCACAGCGCCGCCTGCTAGACGAACGCACCGCCAACGTCTTTCCCAGTGATCATCAGTTTCATGCCTTCCGTGAAGCTGTAACCACACGGGCGGCACAGGAAGCCATTCCAGTCGATCAGCAAATGGCGCTTGCCAAGAGCATCATGAAGCCCGCAGAAAAGACAGGCGAAGGATTCAAGGGTGTTGCAACCAAAAAACAGATCGGCGCACCCTACATCAAGAAGATGGTACAAGCCCATGTCCAAGAGGGCCTAAAGAAACAACGCGATATCAACAAACAGGAACGCGAACTGTATCTAGCCGAACAGCGTGAGGCTCGCATCGAAGACGAGCTACATTCAGCCAACGCATCGCTGCGCAGTCTTCTCAGTGCAATTGCAAGGCTGATCGATCTTGCGGAAGAATTCCCCGCACATCCCAAGCTCGGCGGGTTCAGCGCACGGCTCGACATACTGGTCGGCGCGATCCAGCAGTTCAGCAAAAAACTCAAGTGAGAGCGATGGGCACATGGTCCGCTATCCCGATGACCCCGGTTTTGTTTCCGACAGCGCGACGTCGGCCGCCGCAGCAGATGCGGCAAAGGAGTTCACCGCATCACAAGCTGACCGCTGCGAACAATGGTTCAAGCGGTGGACCGAGATGGGACATATGCGAACCTGCGAAGAATGCGAGATCGCCGCGAAAGCGGCGGGCTTGCTCGGAAAGCATCAATCAATCAGTGCACGCATTAGGACCGATCTGTTTCTAAAGCGAGGATGCCTTTTTAAGATCGCAACCGATCGAACCACCAATGCATCGGTCAGGGTTTGGAATACAACAAGCACGGTCAATCTGCTCACCAACGAGCGCGGTCAAATTGTTTTCCGAACACGGGCAACGACATCCGGCCGACAGGCCGTGCTTTATGGTTGGGGATACCAATGACATTGAACGCCGCCCAGATCGCCCGTCGCGTCGGCAAGTTGACGGCTTCGCGCGTGGCCTGTCTGATGACGGGCGACGCCGAGAAGATACATCGGCTATGGCTGGAGATGATCGGCGAGGAACTGCCCGAAGACTTGTCGCACATATGGGCGGTTCGATTAGGTGCAGTCACAGAAGAGTTGCAGCTTGATTGGTATGAGGAACGCCAGCATCAGGAGATCACACGCCGGGGCGAAGTCTGCGCTCATCCCGATATCGAGTGGGTGGCCGCTACGCTTGACGGCTGGATCACCGAACTAGCATGCCCGATCGAATGTAAGCACGTCGGCGGACGCGAGCCGCTTGAGGTTGTCATCGACCGCTATCAACCGCAGATGCAGTGGCAAATGTTCGTGACCAATGCGCAGCAATGCGCGCTCACTATCATCGTCGGCGCGAACCCGCCTATAGTCGAATTCATCGAGCGCGCTGACGACTACATCGACGAGATGGTCAAGCGCGGCGATCAGTTCATGCAATGCGTTGCGTCGCGCACGCCGCCAGTCGATCTTCCTGCGGTGCCTTCGCCGGTCGATGCCAAGGCCGTGTACGACATGAGCGGCTCGAACGAGTGGTGTTCGTATGCAGTGGAATGGCTCGACACCCGCACCGATGCCAAGCGCAACGAAGACAGCAGCAAGTTGCTCAAATCGCTTGTCCCGCCCGATGCCAAGAAAGCGCACGGAGCCGGAGTTTCAATCACGCGCAACCGCGCAGGATCGCTAAGTCTCAGGGAGGAAAGAACATGAACACGACACCAGCAACGATCCCACTGACGCCGCCCGGCCTCGTCCCGGCAAACATGACCGAGGCCATGCGCCTCGCCGACATGATGGCGAACGCAAAGCTCGTCCCCGCGGGTTTACAGAAGTCGCCCGCCGATTGCCTGATGGTTATTCAACAGGCGATTAGGTGGAATATGGACCCCTTCGCCGTGGCGCAAGAGTGCAGCGTCATTCAGGGCAAGCTGATGCACAGCGGCAAGCTCGTGGCCGCCGTGGTCAATGCCCGAGGCAATCTGATCGAGCGGCTATCGTTTGCCTATGACGGGACGGGCGACGCTCGCACCGTTACCGTGAGCGGTCGGCTGCAAGGCGAGGCTTCGGCCAGGACCGTATCGGTCAGGCTCGGCGAGGCAAAGACGAACAACAAAGTATGGCTGACACAACCAGATCAGCAATTGGCCTACCACGGTGCCCGCGTATGGGCGCGACGGCATGTGCCCGAGTTGATGCTAGGCGTGTACAGCCCGGAGGAATTCGACGAGCCCAAGCGGACGCCGCCGAAGGCCGCGCCCAACGTGATGCTGCAGCCATTGGCGTCGCACGACGCCGAGACGGGAGAGGTAGACGAGCCCGCCGAGGACGCAGTCGACTCCGAGCTTGTGGCCGCCCACATGGAGCGGTGCGAGGCGGCGGCGGCGAAGGGATGGAAGGCGCTGAAACTCGAATGGGACACGACGCCAGAGGCCGTGGCCGACATTCTACGGGACACCCACCTAGGACGGTGGAAGGAGATCGCCAAGGCCGCCGAGGTTCCGGCGTGATGCTCGGGCCGTTCGTCATGCTGTGCGTGCTGGCGATCGTGCTCGCCGGCTGTCAGATTCCACTGCGATGATGGGGAATATGATGATTTCCGAAGTCATTGAGCAGCAAGAGATTGAGATCACCAAGCTACGGGCCGAGATCGAGCGTCTGCGGGCGGCTTTGCGCGATGCCTGAACCCAAATGGATTGCTGTAGATGAGGTCGGCAACGATAACTTCGCCACCAGCATCTATGAGAGCGATTACACGGGATTGCTAGTTGCTCGCTGCAATCAGAATGGTCAGTATCCCGAACAAGCCGCGCTCATAATCCGAGCCTTGACGTTCAGCAATATCGCATCTTTGTTTCCGGCGCCAAAGGCTCGGCAATGACTGAGGTCGAGTATTGGGAGGAATGCGCGCGCAAGGCCAAGACAACGGGAAGCGCATGCGCTGCATGGGGCATGAAAATAGTCGCCGCCGAGCGCGAGCGGTACGCCGACGAGATCGAGCGGCTGGAAGAGCTGCTGTGGCAAGAGGCCGGTAACCGGGTTGAGATCGAGCGGCTGCAGGAACTGCTGCGCGGCGTCGGTGCCAACCGATACTGGGAGGGCCGCTGGCGGGACGAAGCAGCCGAAAATGAGCGGCTGCGGGCGGCTCTGCGCGCAATTGGAGATGACCCCGAAGCTGGGGTCAACATCGCCCTTTACGTGAAGGCGGCACTTGGCAGCAACGCATGACCCCTTGGGCGCGGACGCCCAAGGGAATGTTGCGTCTGGAAGCCTTACGAGCGGCCGGATTTTAGACGAAAAAACCCCGGCGGTTTGGAAATTCCGGCTAAAGCGCGGCTAACGATGAGTGTGCCAAAAGGGCAACCGGATGACGAACGTGCGATACTTGGAATTGCAAGCCGAGCTTGAAATTCTGCGGCAAAGACATCGTGCGGAACTGCGGATTGTATACGACAAAATGCGGGAGGAACGTCTGCGATTGCGGGTGTTGAGAAGGGTTGGCAAAGACGAGCAATCGATGGCGCTGCAGGAACGCAATCAGC